AGATTAGGATGAATAGGATATTTTAATTTATGTCTTGTTGGGTCGTCTTTTACTGGTAATATAGTTAAATCAGCGTCCATATATATAATATAATGATATATTATATAAATACTTTTAATTTAATGGAACAAATTCCTTAAAAAAACACCATTATATTAAAGTGGAACAAATTCCTATAAACTACTATATATTATTTTGACGAATTTGTTCCACTTATCCAAAATATTTTGAATATTCATTAAATGGTTCTTCATTTTTTACAATTGTAGGAGTTTGTTTTTTAATCGGTGTCTTCTTCGCTTGTGTCTGCTTCGCTTGTGTCTGCTTCGCTTGTGTCTGCTTCGCTTGTGTCTGCTTCGCTTTTTCCTTTTCTATTAATTCATCTTCCATTTGTGCTAGTCTAAAACCCTTTTTAAAGTTTTTGTATTTTTCCATATTACTCATGAAATTCATAAATTGGTAATGCTCTCTTTCCATCATTATCTTTTGTTTCTCCTCTTCTGTTGGTAAAAGATGTGTGTTAAATGTTTCTCTTATACTTGGTTCTGGTTCTAATGCTGGTTTAAGTTTTGGTGTTTTCTTTTTGTATTCCGCTTTCGCCTTTCTTGCCTCCCTCGCCTTTTTTAGATTTTCAAGTCGCTTTTCTCTCTTGGGATCTATTTCAATCTTGTCTTCACGCTCTGGTAGTTCTTCTTCTTCCTCTTGTGGTTCTTCATATATCATCATGTTTTTAACTTCGGTCTTTTTAGGTTTTGGTTTTGCTTTTGGTTGTCCTCTTCGCTTTTTAGGTTTTTGAATAGGTTTTTGAAATGGACTTTCTTCTTCTGGTTCTACTTCCTCTAATGGTGGTTCATTTAATTTTTTTATTTCCATTTCTACATTGGGTTCAGTCTCCTTTTTAGGAGGTGCTTCAAGATTTTCAACTGGTTCAAGTTCTGGTAAGAAATCCATCTATATATTATATATATATATTTATTTTGATGATTTTACTAAACTATTTATAATAAGAATAAAACCCAATATTATTATCTCATTATAATATATAATGGAATATATAGATTATAATTGCCTTACCATAATAACAGAAATTGATTTAAAAAATATTAATTGCTTACCATATATGGTAGTAAAAAATTGTATTAGTCCCATAAAATGCGGTCTGCAAGATAAGCACCGCTTCCTTTTTTATGGCGAAAGCGTTCAAACCTTGCTTTGAATGCCTTACGGCGTTTCTCGTCTTTATGCTTTGTAAAGTCCTCCCTTGTTGGATCACCTATCGAATTAATTTTTTTACCATCTTTAAAAACATCTAATTTCTTTTTTGGATTAGTAGAAGGTTTAACAGTATAACCAATTTTTTTAGCATTTGCTTTTGCTCTTGTTAAATTGTAGTTCGCCATATACTATATGCTTTTATTTTTTTCGTTTATAAGTTTGTTGTGTTGTAGTTTTAGTTTTTTTATTATAAGTATATTTACTTTGTCTTTTCATTTCACCCGATGGTATTAAATCCCATTCATCATTATTTTTACTAAAATGATATTTCTTTTTTTTGACTATATCATGTAATTCATCTTTTTTTAACTTTGAATAACCAGTTATTTTTAAGTCTTTGTTATATTTCGCAATTAACTTTTTCATTACATATACTGGTGGAGTTTCCATTATATATGATACATAGATTATTTAAATGTTGCTTTACCAGTCGCTTTTTTTTCTTTCATTGCTTTTTTTATTTTGGTCTTTCCTAACTCCTTAAATGTCTTTGGTGTGTCTTTTGTAATACGCTTAGTTGGTCTATATACATCGCCCTTTTTTTTGTATCCAGTTTCTCCTTTTTGGTTTTTCCATTCTTCTTTGAACCATCTACTTAAACCATCTGTATTTTTCTTACCAGTATATTTTCCTCCTCGTTCTTTATATTTTTTAACTAATAATCCGCTTCTGTATGCACTATGTTTAGGATGTGCTTTATAAACCTCTTTTTTAACTTTCATATAAAGTTCTTTGTCTTTTGGTTCATTAATAGTCATTTATATATTATACTTGTAAAAAAAATACTTTAAAATATGATTAACATGATATTTTAAAATGTTGTGTTTTCAAGGAATTTGTTCCATATCTTCCAATTTTACATTCAAATACAAAACTCCTACAAATGGAACAAATTCCAATTATTCTATATACTTATTTTGACAAATTTGTTCCACTCAAAATATAATGGTGTTTTTTTAAGGAATTTGTTCCATATCTTCCAATTTTGTATTTGAATGTAAAACTTCTACAAATGGAACAAATTCGTCAAAATAATATATAAGAGTTTTATGAAATTTGTTCCACTCAATCCATAATCATACAATTATCAAACTTTTCTTCAACAAAGTTTTTATTTTCCTCACCAAAGTTCAAGTTCATTTCTCCTTTAATAAAATCTTTTTCATATCTGTATTTTACAATATTAACATGGTTCTTTACAAAATCTGGATGAATACTTTCTTTGATACGAATTCTCTTACCATCAATTCGTATATTATTTTCAATAAATAACGGAGTGCTATTTTCTTTGTCTTTTTTCATAGACCAATCACGACATACAGAAGATCCAAATAAATCATTCATCATTTTAATAATGGGGTTATGTTTTGATTCAATCATTTTTTGAGTTGGTTTAAACATCAGTTCATATTTCTTTTTGGTTGCTTCACTTACTTTATCCCATTCTTTATTTGTGAATTGATTATTTTCACCGATTTTAAAATTGAATTTATGTTCTGCTCCGCATTCTATCATAAACTGTTGAAGGAATGCAACTTTGAATTTATTGTTTTTGAATTTCTTGTCGTTGAATTCTTTTTGTTCTTTTAGTTCATTAATTAGTTCTGTGTGTGATTTAAATAGGAAACGACCAATATTAAGATTTTCATCACGAGTTTTTTGACTACCAAGAAAAAGATGTTTATATTTATCAATTTTATCTTGTGGAATACTGAAATATTCATTTGTTTTATCAATATGATCTTTATGTTTTTTGTGGAATTCTTCAAAATTTTCGTATTCATTATCTTTCATAATCATTTTGTCTTCTTTGAAACTTTTATTATCACGGTTTGCTCGTGGTGTATTTGATGCTTCTACATTCCAACCAGCATTTTTAAGGCGTTCTACGAAATGTGCTTTTTTGTTTGTATTGAATGCGTCATTATTGTATTGAATAATAGAAGCAACTTTTTTGTAAAGTTTTAATACTGTTTCATTTGCGTAATTTTCAAATAGTGTATATTCGCTTGTTTTTTCAATTGTTTCATAAATATCCGTCATTTCTACATGTTGTTCGTTTGTAAATAGATTTTTAAGAAATACATAATTGAGGGAGTTAATATTACGACAACGATTTACTTGTTGGTTCATTGCTCTCGGTGAAATAGTTTGTTCTTCGTAAATACAATATACATCACGACTAATAGAACCATCAAGACCATAAATGATTTTTGGGGAAAAGATTACTCTTTCAAAATCATCAATACTAAATCTTGTCGAAAGGATTGATTCTGCTGTAATACATACCATAATACCTTTTTCGTCTTTGTAATATTCAAGACCTTTTACTTTCTTTTTTTCTTTATCAGTTAGAGGCATTTCCTCGCCTATCGCCAGTTTTTGAAAAATGGTTTTTGCGGTTGTTTTACTATCACTACAAAGCAACCACGCATCTTTTGATTTAATGTGTTCCATCATTTCATCAACGCTGTCCCATTCTTTCGCTGTATTTCCTTTGTTATGAAGATATTCGTTTTTAATGTAATGAGGTGTTCTTTTACAGAATTTGAGAATATCCAAAGTGTGATCTTGAATATCAGCATCAACCGCAATAACCATTTTACATGTTTGGATCATTTTAAGTAGAGTATTAAGAATATCAATTCTGTTTTTCATCGTAGGAGATGTGAATACATCTTCAATAAGTGAGTTATATTCATCAAGAAATACAATTGTATTTGAGAAATCTTGACGACCAATCATATTAATTGAATTCACACATATACAAAGTGAATCAGTATCTTTTAGATTGAAATAATCATCTTTTACATCTTCATAATATTTACATGAAAGGTCAGCATCACGGAATACTCTGTATTGTTCTGTTGCAAGGGAGATACGAGCAGTAATACTAATAAATCTGTATTGTGGGTCAATAGTTCGTAGAAATTCTTTTGTAATGGTTGTTTTACCAGTTCCAGTATCTGCTTTAATAATGTAATCTTGGTAGTGTTGTAATTTCATACCAAATCCTAATTTTTCAACATTAATAATTTCATTTGGAGAATAATGATTAGGATTATTATAAATGTCTTTACATTTATAAGTATTAATAAAATCTTTTGTATGATTACAGTCTTTTTCATCATCTCCATAAAATTCTTTAATCAACCAAATAAGATTATGTTCGTTAAATGATGTAATACTATTATATAGTTTTTCATTATTTTCTTCTTGTCCTTTGTAGAATGGTGCTTTGATAATTGAATATTTTAGGAAGATGTCTTTGAAACCCATTTCTTTAAAAGCATATGCAAGTTTCCACCAACTATCGTATTTTTGATAAAGTTTAGCGTTAATACCATCGGCAATAACTTCGGCAGTTGCTTCATTAATATTGTAATTGTAATATGGTGTTATAGCGTTTGCTTTTACTTTTTGATGATGATCTTTTTTAACTAATTGTTTTTTATGTTTTTTGTCTTTTAATATAAGTTCCTTAATAATAAATTCTTTGAGTTCAATAGGCATTTTTGAAATAGGATTGTTTTTAATAACTTTGTATTTACATGTTTTGCGTTTATATACTGGAAGATGTTTTTCCGCTTTTGTATAACAATCGCTTTTCGGTGATACGACATACGCTCCGTTGCTTTGAAAATCAATTGAAATGTCGTTATTGTGTGCGGTTTTATCAAGTTCTTTATCATATTGGAAATAAATATGTTTTCCCCCGCTTGTTGTTTTTACGATGAATGTATCAAATTTACTTGCGTAATCTTTACCAAATTGTTTAATGAATGGGTTGTCTTCTTTCATATCATAGTCGTCAATATCAACCACTACAATATTATTAATTTCACCACAAGGAATACCAGACCGAATAAGTTCATCGCCTTTTGAAAGATTACAATTTTTACGCCACGCTACAAGCGGTGCTTTATCTTTTCCAATTGGGAACTTTTTAAAGTCATTAATATTAAGCATCGTTTTATTATATAGTGAGATATTATTTTTTTCAATTTTTTTATTTATTGTATTAAAAGTTTCCATTTTCTATATTCTATATTAATCGCTAAATCTTTAAGTCTATATCATCATTATATTTTTTAATGATAATATAGAATATTTAAAAAAGTGGAACAAATTTGTCAAAATAAGTTAATGTATTTTTTAGGAATTTGTTCCATTTAAACTCTTGGATTATTTAATCCAGCATTTGTAATCATATTAGACTGTATATTTGCTCTCTTTTCATTTGCTTTTTCAATAGCATTAGACACCGCTTCCGCCATAGCAGATTTTTTGTCTCTTTCATGTAGAAGAGTGAGATGAGTAGGTGCTTCTAAACTACGAATGAATTTTCCTTCCATATCTCTTAGTGATGCTGTAAGAGAATAATAAGTTTGTTCTGTTGCTGGATTGAGATCAATTGGAATTGGGAAATCTGCGTTATAATGGAGAATATTAACATTTGAATCGCTTTGAGTTAATTGCTCTTTTGGAACAACACAAATAATTTTAGTATCATCGCCAGTATTACCATTTTTACCAGTAATATTAAAGTCTTCTAAGCATACCATCATATTTAAATCTGTTCCGCTTCCTACTGGTGGAACTGTGCTTATAATCTCAAACATACCTGCAAGTGTTGTTGATTCTTTTGAATTCGCCATTCCAAGTAAATCATTTGCATTCGCTATATTTGGCGGTATATCCATATCGTTTGCTAAATCTCCACTACCTACCATACCAAATTTGAAAAGACAGTTTAAATTTGTAATAGGGGAAGGTGTTGAAAAACCGCTTGGAGCATATACGACGGATGTAGCGGGAGTATTTCCAACTACTTCTAATTTTAGACCACCAACCATATTGGCGGTTGTTCCTCCTAAGTTAGAACTGAAATCGCCTTGAATTCCTAAATTAACCATAGAACCGTTATTCACTTCACGAGCAACAATATAAAATACTGAATAAGAAGAAGTATCAATATCGATATCCCATGTTCTCGCTGATGTTCCACTTGGTGGAATATTAACTGGTTCTGTTGTATGAAATGGCGTTTGTCCTGAAAATCGTGTTGCTATTTGTGTGGAAGTAGCATCAGTAATATTAGCATATAAATCAAGAACTATATTAAATGAAGCACTTGGATCAGCATTATTCATATATAAACTAATTGAATTAACATCATATCCCGTGTATTGTGCTGGTATAGTAATAGTTTGACTTACATTATTAGCATCTGTTCCGCTATTTCTATTTAATTCACTAATTATAGTTGTTGATGCTCCTGCTGGTTGTGGTGGTGGAGCAAGATATTCAACCGCCATTAACGATTCATCTGGTTCTACGGAAGAAATTGTATGAATATCATTATAAGTTTGTCTGTCGTTAATTCCTTTTAATACATAATGGGCGGGTGTATAGAAACCGCCACCGCCATAAGCACTATATGCACGAATATTCCATTTAGATTGGAGAATAGGTGTTTGTCCTTGATGAATTAAAGAAGCGGGAACAGTAGTGCGACCAACTGATGCAATATTAACACGAGGTGTCCATGTGTCAGGCGTTGATTCTTTCGCCATTTCAATAAAGAAATTAAATGATGTTAGTCCTGTATATTCTACACCAATTTTAATACGGTCGCCTGGGACGAAATTAGAACCAAATATACTTGCATTATCTAAACTTGGTGTTTGTCCTACCCCGCTTGGAAATGTAAAACGCCCACTATTATTACCATCACGCCACCCACTTTCTCCAAATTTCTTGCCTTGCTTTCCTACAATTCTACAACAATCAAGTTTAGGAATTAGACCAGCAGTATTAGTTATAATACCAATACTCGCATCAGTTCCAGTAGGAGAAGTATCGAGTGCTTCATCTGCTACATTTTTATCACCATAATAAAATTGTTGTCTTGCTATACCAACTCTACAAGTATTATAACCAACACAACTGACGAGAGTAGCAGTAATTAAACTGGTGGGATCTTTACATTTTAGAACATGAGAAATTAAACTATTATTTCCTTCATTAAGTCTTTCTTGAAGTTGTGATAGACTTGGAGAACCAACTAATCTACCATTATCTTTATCCCAATACCAATACGGGATAGGAGCGTTCCAATTTGCAGGTTCATCTGGATCAGTTGCACTATTAGTTCCCATAACAAAAACGCCGTTATTTTGACCTGGTATAGCATGAGAAAGAGAATGAAGAAAGAATGTTGTTGTTGTTCCACCAGTCCCGTCTTGAACTGTATGAACGAAAGTTAATTTTAAATCCCAACCTCCAACGCCAGTATTACTAACATTACAATCTACTTGCGTTGTTTGATTACCAGCATTATCTAATAACCAACTTGTAGGATTATCAGCACTATCGATCACTTCCCATACATCACCAGTTAAACCACCAGTTCCGCCTTCATAAAGATTTGTAAATGTCGCTATTGTATGAGATGCACTTGTTGTATCTACGCCCGATACTGGTCTGCATTCCATAACAACACTACCACCATTTAAAAATACTCCTCTTTCTCCCAAGTCAATTAGAGAAAAATCACCCCGCTCTAAATCAGTGCTTCCTTGTCTTATATTATTAAAATTTCCGTCTATGTGATAAAGCGGGGTTGTGCCTGGTGTATGAACTGATGTAAGTAATTCAGTTGAAGATTGATTACCGCTTGGAAGTGTATTGCTTATAGTTTTATATCCATTTTTATCACTCAAATTTTCGTCTGGTTGTGGTTGTTGAACCATATTAATTTTGAATTTAGGGAAACCTGGATCAGATTTATCATACTCTGTTTGAAAACCATATTGTGTAGTTCCGTCAAGAAAGCGTTTCCAAACTCCACCAATAACAGCATTATTAAGAGCAGTATCAATAACACTTTCCATTGCTTTCCCATTAAATGCACCATGTTCCATCTTCGCTACAACTTGAAAGTAAGTAGTTCTATTACCAAGACGAAAAACAATTGTATCATTTAGATCATTAACAATAAATTCCGCTGCTGTATTAATAGTTAAATTAACTAATGAAATAGTATCACCTGGTTTAACCAAGATGCCGTTTTTAAAGTCATTCCTAAAATAAGAACTATCTAATGCTTGGTGAGATATTTCATTTCTTTTTGATTGTAGTGTTATAAAACTCATATCGTTATATAATATACAAATATAAAAAATTGAATAAAAAATATCTCAATTTATATTATATAATGTATTCTAATAAAAATGAATTTGGTGGAGATGATGAATGTGATATTTCATATGAAAAATGTAAAAGATTAGAAGTAATCGCCAGAAGAGTTGAAAAAGAAAAGCGTAAAAAAGATAAACCAATTATAAAAGAAAAAGATGTCTTTGATAATTGGAAAAATAAAAAACGAAAATCTAAAAGTGGAACAAAATCGTCAAAATAATATATAGTAGATTAATGAAATTTGTTCCATTATTTTTTATCTTTATCTTTATCTTTATCTTTAACTATTCCAATTAATTTCTTTTTAATTACTTTGAATAAAATTGAACTATTATCATCGATGGGAGGTTTCATTCCATTTGGTAATCTTATATCTATTGTGAATTCGTTAAGCATTCGTTTCTTATCTACATAGAAAGACCAGTCATTAGAGAAAGCAAAAAAGAAATCGCTTGTATCGTAGTTTCTTGTTATATATCCTATCGCTGGAAGAGTGCTTAAATAATTAGATCCGTAATAAGTTGATTGTTGTTGAAGTATATCACTATAAACAACAAGATAAGAATACGCTAATTTTTGTGGTAAAGAAGTCGCAATTAAACTGTCTGTTTCTGCTGTTGCACTAATTGAAACACCATTTCTTGGAATTCCAAGATTTTTCATAGGCATATTTTGAAAGTTTGTGGTGAAATCTATACTTGTGCTTCCACTAATAAAAGCGTTTGTGGTAAAAGGGAGAACCATATTACGCTGTTTTAAAATTATATTTTTTTCATAACCTTCATATAAGTTATAATTATTTCTATTGAATATATTATTTTGTTTTCCAAAAATAGGTAGTAGTTGTTCTATTGAATATCCCATTTTTCCAAATAAAGTTTCTTTGAATTCAATTGGTTTAAATGGTGTTAGTTTCTTCCATCCACCAATATTTAGGTCAGTATTATTTGTATTAACTAATCCAGTATTTGATTCTATAATTGCATATAAATTATTTATATTTTGTTTATTTTTTGTTGGGGCGTTTAAAAAATCTCTATTTCTAATATTTCTGTAAGGAACGATCATTTCAAGTAATCCAATTCCAGAAAGTGAATTTTGTAATGGTAATACATCTTGACTACTTTGAACCAAACTAAATGGAATACATGGTGCTTTTTCTGTATATTTCCAACCATTAGTGAGATTAATAGCATTATTATAGCATCTCACTCTTGTTAAATTTTTTACTGCTTTGTAAGTTGAAATAGCAGCACAAAATCTATTGACTGTTTTTACTTTTTCTGCAAATCCTTCATTTGCTGGTGGATAATTTGTTTGTGCTGCTGTTGAAAGTTCTCTACCATCTGCATCTACTTTTACCCAAAATGGATTTACATTATTACCATTATAAAATGGTGTATGGAAATTAGAAATACTAAATCGTGAATAATTATCATCAAATGAAATAAGTGGATTGTCGCTTCCTATTTTTACATAAGGCACATAATCACTCATTCTATAAAATCCACTATAATTATAACCACCTGCTTTAAAAGATACATCAGTTGGAATACTGCAAAAAGAAGGATAAGTATATTTATTTTCTGGTGGTATTAGTTCATTAGTTCTAAATCTGTTAAGTTGAGAAATTGATTTATCACTTCCGCCATAAGGTGCAACCAACTCACCTTCTCCTGGTGCTAATGTTGGTATTGCATCACATCTCATATTAGGAGGTGTTTTTTGAGTATTTACAATTTTAGACCAAGTATTATCTTGACACGAGAGAGAACTACCGAATATTTCTCCAATACAAGGCGTAGGAATTTGAACTTTATTTCTATTTATTAAATCTTTATTTTCTGTTTCATCCATACCAGCGGTTAAATAAGACATATTCACAACACATATATACGGAATATCTAACACATTATTACCGCCATGTGTTCCAGAAGTAATAAATTCACGACCAAGATATAAATCACTGGCGTCATCAATAACCTCTGGTTTTAAATATGCAACAACTATTCCTAATCCATTTTTATCAATCGATAATAAATTATCATCTGTCATTTCGTTATAAGTAGATTGTAAAACATTTCCTTTTAATTTAGATACATCAAAGTATTTATTTGTAGTAGAACATTTAAATTGAAAATGACTTGTTCCTTCAAATCCATCGTGTCCTAATAATCTACATTTAAAATTTGGTGATTGTGGATCAAGTCTATCGTCCCATATTGTTTTTACTTCTGTTTCATATTTTGCTTCTTTTCCTTTTTTCATAGCATCAACATCTAATCCTTGATTGGTATTACTACTATCTTCTTGTGGTAGAATAGCACCATGACCTACTCTAATATTTGGCGTTATTCTTGTTTCGTCTAATACATCTTTATTCCACCAACACCGTCCAATTAAACGAGGCGTATTAGCAATTGTATCAAATAAATCTGCATCTGTTTCTGGAAACTTATGATTTAAATCACTCCATGTTCCAATATCAGCACCATCGTTATTTTGGGCGTATTTAGGCATAGCATTTGGAGCATTTGGTAATTGAGGAGATGTATAATTATATTTTCCTAAGACCATATAAGATTGATTAATTAAACCACCATTAAGCATATGCTTTCCTTGTTTTGTAGAAGCAACATAACCTGGTGCTGCTGGATTATTAAATTTAGGATTATAATAATAAAATGGTATTACTGGTGGAACAAGATTAATTTGGTTAGTGCTATAATATGCTTCTGTTGTTGTATTAGCGTCATCTGTCGCTCCTACTTGAAAATTACAAACTAATTTATCTAATATATTATTATTATTTACTGCTTTACCTCGTAATAAATTGTCTTGTGTTGAAGGAATATTCAAATGATCTCTAATATATTTATCTACATCTTCGTTATCTTGAATATATTGACCTGTATTAAATATGCGTTTTAACATAGCAATAGAACCACGAGTAGCAACAATATTAGTAGGTATTAAATCGTATGGTTTCATTTTTAAGCAAGTCATACCTTGTGCTACAACTGGGGGGCATGTTTTCCAATCTGCATTATATTTCGTTTTAATATACGCTGGGGCGTTTGTTAAATCTAATGGGGGTGATGTATTTGTTAATTTCGCTTCTCTTTCACCACTTATATTTATCCAAAATTTAGGTTTAGGCATTACATCGGTTTCGTGGTGTTGTAATGTTTCACGAGGAAGATTTTCAAATATGACGACTTGCTTACCGAACATAGGATATTGAATATTATTTTTTCCAGGTTGTTTATTACCTGCATCAACCACAGCATCATTATCATATTCAAATTTACTATCTGTAAGAATATCTACTGTGGATGTAGCAACCTGTTTTAAAGATTGAAATTTAATTGATGTCGCCGTTTTTCTAACATCACCGTCTAATAAATCACTAAAAAACAATCTATTATTTTGATCTATTGTAGAATCAATATCAAAAGGATACTGAATAGTTCCACTAAAATCACCATTTAAATAATCTTCTAACAAAGTCCCTGCTGGTGTTCTTGCTGTTGTAAAAGTTTTATTAATATTATCATTTATTTTTTCTTTTTCTAAAATTTGAGGACGAGGAAAAGAAACGCCTCCAAGTTGATAATTAGGAACATTTTGTGCTGTATTAAAAACGCCTTCTAATTTAAATATAGATGGGTCGGGAGCATCTTTAATTGTAGTTTTATCATATTTTTTCCTTTTTTCAATATCAAGTTCAATTAATGATGAAGTAATATATTCACCAACACTACTTGGTGTTGCAAATCCTTCATTAATTTCAATATCAATAATATTTTCTGTTAAATCAAAATATGGTGAATCAACTTGTGTTATTCGTAAGTTAAAATAATCTTGTTTATAATATGAACCTGTAAATTCATCTTCTAATTCGCCGACTTTTTGATATTTATGTTTATACAATCTTGTTTCATTTGGTTTATATATTTCATATGGAGCGTTTTGTAATGGGGCAGCACCAATCCACATTAACCATGGGAGAAATCTTGTGCTTGTGTCATACCAGTCATTAGGAGAATTACTACCTACTCCCAAATACCAACTTGCAATGTCACGCGGTATATCATTTGGTGGGATTGGCGGGGTTGCAGTTCCTTTCGGTAAAAATTCTGGATTATATCTCGCACCTTCAACCGCCATCAATGGAACACAATTCGTTAGTTGTTCCCAATTACTCATAGAAGGACTTCCGTAATCACTTTGTGATATGTTGCGGTTTATGATATGAGTGTAAAGCGGTAATGGAAAATTATTTTGATGTTTATTAGTAATATAATAACCAATATTAATAGCACATCTATTATCAACAAGTGGGTCTGATCCTTGACTTGCAAATCCTCTTGTAAATTCCATAGTTGAGTTGGGATCGCCAGTAATATTAATTTGACTTGATTCAATACTTATTTGATCGCCTTCATTTAATTCGAGACCGTTTTCAATATATGATTTCCAAGATGAACTTCTATCAATAGGCATACTATCACTATTAATTTCAGCGTCTTTATAATTTTCATATTCCATTTGTGTTGCTGTTTTTTTATTTGACTCAATAATTATCGTATTTGGAACTTCCATCTTACTTATATAATATAATGATATATTATATAAATACTTTTATAACAAAATGGAACAAATTCCACAAAATAGATATATAGATTTATAGGAATTTGTTCCACTTTTAATTATTCCTCATCATGTTTAATATATTTCTCTTGTGTATTAACAGAGTGCTTCATCTTATCAGCAAGTTTTTCTTTTTCACTAATGGGGGGTTGTGGTAGTTTCTCGCTTATAAATATGTGTCGCAACATAGAAGCACTTACTTTTTTTCCACTTGGTTCAAATGTTTTTTGTATTAATTTAGTCAATCCATTTTCTGTTATGGGTTCTTTCTTGGCGTTATACAATAATGATTTTCCTTTATTATACGCCAACCATATATTCATAACTTTATTTAATTTACTATCTAATGGTTCTAATTTTAATCCAAATTTTTTAGAAGTTTTATATTCTCCAAAAGAAAACCATTTTTTATTTTTACCTTGTATTACTAAATAATTACGCTTATTTTTCTCTCCATCAGTTAATTTATCATAGTCTTTCTTGTTAATGATTTCCATGACATAATCGAGACGATTTGGCGGGTGATTGTCGCTTCCAAGATATAGATTACCTACGACCCATCTTTGAAGAATATTGAATTCTTTATTTGTAATTGTTTTATCTGTTTTTTTCATTATTTCATTTTTATCTATATATTTTTTGTATTCTTTAATAACATCATATAACCTTTTAAGACTTACCCAGTTTGCTTTTTGTTTATCATTTTTTATTTGCTTTGCTTCTCCTTCATTATAATCTTTTTGAAGTTCAACCATATCTTCTTGATATGCTTTAATAAGGTCGTCATCATATTCTCGTTCTGTGGATAGTGCAACGATGATCGCCGCCAATGTTGTCTTTTGGGACGATACAGACGATGTCTTCTCATTCTGCTTACCATCTTTATATTTAGTTATATTTTTTTCAACAGCGTCCATAACCTTTTCATAATCATCTAACCATTCAAGATTTTTAAAATCTTTATCATCGTGTATCTTCTCATGGAGTTTCTGTAAAGTCCTAATATAAGCATTCAAAGAACTTTCTCGTAGATTTCTTTCTTTTCCATTTTGAGATTTAGAATTATTAATTTTCTTCTTTAACCAATCCATTATATATATTATATAAACATTTTATTTATATATATTTATTCTTAAAAACGGAATAAATATAGTCTTTAAGTGGTTTTATTCCCATATTGTATTAGATTTATGCTTAAAGAGAGCATTAAAATATATTTTAATTCTTTAAGTAAGAATAAAACCAGTAATATATAAGAATAAATCTATATTATATATACATTTATGCTTAAAGATAGAATAAATCTATTTAATGTTATTGGGTTGAAAAGGACTTAAAGGAGGTTCTTCTTCTTTATTTTCATCTTCTGTATTATTTATTTGATTTTCTATATCATTTTGTATTTCACGATCACATTTACACACACCACAACATATAGAACACTTCTTACATTTACTTTGTTGTGTCTGTTTTAATATCAATGCTATTGCACCAGCAACGCCACCCGCTGCCGTCGCAAGTTCTAATATTGTGAAGGTCTGTATAGTCATATATTATAACAAATAAAAAAAAGGAACAAATTCCACAAAATAGGGTAATAGAGTTAATAGAAATTTGTTCCATTTTCAAATAGTTCTTCATGTTGTTTCATATGGTCTAATAAACTTTCTAATGATAAACTATATAGGGACGGATTTACTGGGTTTAGTCATTTTGCCGATTCTATTTTATTTACTACATTTTCTTTTTCTTCTTCTAATTTCTTTTTACATTTATTAGTTATGCCTTTATCTTGACGAACTAAAACATCTTCTAATACTTCATAAACTCTATCTTCATAAAGATTTATTAAATGCTTAACTCTCCTACATTTATTACATAGGTTAGTTGTTATTACGGTTTCGGTCTCACATAATCTACAAGAGAACATTTCTATAATATTAAATGAGATTTTTAATATTATACAAAAATAATTTTATCTTATTCACTCCAACTTTCACTTTCTTCACTTTCTTCGCTTTCTATGATTTCTTGTTCGTGCTTTTTCTTATAATCAATAACTACTTGTTCGTGGATCGGTAAAGGAGGGTTGAGTTTCTCTATATTGAGAAAGTTATATTTTTTAATCCTACGAGTGTTATTATGCATAGTGTGATAAATCGCCGCCCGATTCATTCCATAGAATTCGCCGATGTCTTGTTGTGTTTTGAAGTATCCTTTTCTTAATAGTTTATCTTTATGAAAGTCTTCATACTCTTCTACCAAATAATGATAATTTGATTTATTCGATGTTCCACTTTTACGACCCATTATATAATATATAGTGAGATATTTTTATATGTGTTTTATTTTATATTGTTGCTAAATTAATATTTAATTCTTTAAGCACTAACGCTTACTTGTCCGTTCTGTAAGACCATAGTTCTCTCATACATTCCATAAGTTCTTACGGTTCTCTGTGTTGCGTCATATTGTGTTCTTGGAAGTGTGCGTTCAATAAGAATTGGTTTCTGTGAAATCATAGTTCCTTTACGAGTTGCTGGATTAGTTATAAGATCACAACCGCAAACATGCATTAGACCATCAAATGTAGATGTTTTTATACCAGCAGCGGTTGATTGCTTACAACTATGACCTTCTACATTTACGGCAGCAAAAATGTTATTAACAACAGTATAATTTGTTTTTTCTGTGATATAATCCATAGAATATTCTCCACCGCCTACACAAATATCATTACCCATTACTTTACTAACTTCTGTATGTTTCATTGCTTCATTCTCTACTGGTCTATTATATACATTCATATCATTTACTCTAATTTGATAAGTATCTGGTTTCATATATGCTTGTGATGTGTATGCACCTTGAAATGGAACATCATCGGCGGTTGGTTGTCCTGCTCCCGCATTTCCCGTATCAAGTGTATCCATCCACATAAGATTTTTAATAGTTTTTCCACTAAATCCAATTTCAGTAGATAGTTTCTGTTCTGTAATAGCACCAGCACCTGGAACTGCAACTGCTGGGACAGTTGATGTTGAAAGCATTAGATCACTGTAAGGAATTACAAGTCCGCTTTTACTCATTACCATCGCCAATACTTCATTTATTCTGTCATCGCTGTATGTTAAATAATCTACAATCATTTTACAATTATCTTGACTGACTTCTACATTAGGGGCAGCACTTCCTGCTTGTTTGCAACATATTTTTCCTACTTCATCAACTCCGCTCTGTGTATTAAAAACAAGTTCAATACTGACTGGTTCAGCAATAGCAAAAAGAGGCATAGCAAAATCTCGCATTACTGGAAATAACTCGCTAAGTTTTACACTAAATAAAGCGGTTGTTGCTGAATCATTCGTTGGTTTAATTGTTCCAGGCACAACACCATTTGTTTCATTAACTAACCAATGAACTATGGAAGGCATGTATTGATATGCTTGTGCTACACCATTATCGCCACGACTGTCTGGGATCATTCCGTCGCATGTTCCTTTTGTAGCACTATCGATCCGTGTCTTCTGTTCGTTTGTTTTAAACTGTCTTGTCATCGTTTGATAAAAACCATTCTCGTCAGTCTGTGCTATAACATTTGTTCCTATACGGAGTGTTGCACTTTTAATAACTGCATGAATACCAGTTTTTAATGGATAAAAATATGTATTATTTGCTTGATTGTGAATACAACCAATTTGTATAGATGAACCAGTATTAAGTATTCCTTTACGCTGTAATACAAATCTTGCACTATGCTTGGTAATAGTAGCGGGATCTAATATCTGTGTGTCAATATGCATAGTATCAACTTTTTTAAATGGGGTTATACTCATAGATGCGGGAAGTGATTGATTACTCATTTTCTTTATAATATATAACAATATTTTTTATTTTATTAAATTAACATTTGTTTTAATAAAATATGGAACAAATTCCTAATCTTTCTATAATACTATTTTGTGGAATTTGTTCCACTTTTGTTTTAAAATATTTTTTAAGAACTTACACTAATTCCATTATTTGTTGCTTGAAGCACATTCTCCGCTAATATGTATGAATAAAGTGCATTTGGTGAAGCACCACCCGCTCCAGTTCCTAAGTCGCTTTGAACTCTTACACTGTAATTAGTATTATTATACGATACACCTACACGGAATGGATCAGTTCTTACTGCTATTGCTTGACATGCTGAATCATCAGCAAGATTACTCGCATAACGACAACTTCCCATTACATCAGTCGCTGCCGTAATTCCTGTCTCGGTGCGTTGAGACATAAGAAGATGATTTGTTGCTACATATGGTTTTACAGCATTTAATGCGTTAATAGATTTTTCTGCTTGAACTTCTTGTCTTTCATTTGTTTCACTTCCTACTGGTGCTACTTGAATACGATTATCAAGTGGGAAAAGAACACCACCACGACCAAAACTAACTGATTTAGGGTCTAATGAAGATGCTTTCGCATAATATGGGGCAGCAGCACCACGATTACGAAGACGAGGTGTAGAATTAGAATTGACTTCTGGGTTATTCACAAAATTAGAAGGAATATGATTATGAATTACAGAAAGTGTTTTCTGTGTTCCTAAATTTAAATTCGTGGTCTG